ATTAGATATTGCTACTAAATTATATAAACAAGGTTATACAGATGTTACTATGGTTGTGGGTAGTGATAGAGTAAGAGAATTTGATACTATTTTAAAAAAATATAATGGTGTTTCAAGTAGACATGGATTATATGACTTTGATAGTATAAAGGTTGTTAGTGCAGGTGAAAGAGATCCGGATGCCGAAGGTGCAACTGGTATGAGTGCTAGCAAAATGAGAGCTGCGGCTGCCAAAGGTGATTTAAATAATTTTAAAAAAGGATTACCTAGAGGCGTTGACGCAGATAAATTAATGAAAGACGTAAGAAAAGGAATGAAACTTGCAGCTTCATACGGTGGTATGGCACATGCTGGTTTAGGAACATATAAACCTGTTGCAAGTTTAGAAGAATTTGAACAACAACAAATTAGAGACCTTTACATTAGAGAAATGATATTTAATGTTGGTGATAAAGTACACAATGTCAATGAAGATTTTAAAGGTGTTGTAAAAAGAAGAGGTACTAATTATGTTGTGTTAGAAGATACAGAAAATAATTTACACAAATGCTGGATTTGGGATTGTATTCCAGTATCAGCAAACAAGGAAGTAGCAATGAGAGAATTTAATTTAGACATAGATTATGGTTTCGAAGCAGTAAGTGAAAAGAAATCAGAATATGGTCATACAGACAGTTTACCTCAGGATAAAGATGTTAAAAAACAAAAAGGTACTCAACCTAAAAAATATTACAAAGATATAAAAAAAGATGTAAAAGGTAAGAGAGCTACTCACTTTAGAAATACTGATACGACAAAGAATGACAATGATCCTGCTCCTGGCGATAAAACAGCTAAGACTAAACCTAGTAAACATACTAACAAATATAAGAAGATGTTTGGTGAGTTGAAACAAGATTTGGTTGACGCATGTTGGAGAGGTTATAAACAAGTGGGAATGAAGAAAAAAGGTAATAAACAAGTGCCTAATTGTGTACCAGAGGTATACGAAATAGGTAAAGACTATGCAGACCACACTAAAAGAGTAACACCTGGACAGAGTGTTGAAGTGAAAAAGGTTAAAGGTTTCTTAGACAGAGAACGTGATAAAGACGAGCAAGTATCTGAAAAAGATGTAAAAGAATGGGCAAACCAAGAGTCCACAATATATAAATATAGAGAAAGATACAAAGAAGAATGGAAAACAAAACTAGACGAAGTTGTATCTAAAATGCTGAGTAAAATTTAATGAAGACTTTTAAAGAATACGAAAATATAGACAAGTTATGCGAAGAGTGTATCTTCGAACATGAATCAGAGCCTTTACAAGAGGCTGAATACCAAGGTAAAAAGGTCAAACTTAATGACCCGATTAGAGGTGGTTCAAAGAAATTTTACGTATATGTTAAAAACGAAAAAGGAAATATAATCAAAGTTTCTTTTGGTGATACTACAGGTTTAAGTATTAAAAGAGATGACCCAGCGAGAAGACGAAGCTTCAGAGCTAGGCACAATTGTGAGAATCCAGGACCTAAAACAAAAGCAAGGTACTGGTCATGTTATCAATGGAGAGCAGGAGCAAAGGTAAACAACTAATGAGTAGATATAGAAATACAATGTCAGATTTGCTAGAGCAAATAAGACTTAAAGAATTTAAAAAAATGACAGTAACTTTTAACTCAATGGCTGACATGTCAAAAGCCTCACATGAGTTAGCAAGACAAGGTTTTACAATTGACGCAAAAGGTATGGTTATGAAAGTTAATGGTAAAGGTGCAGATTTAAACAAGTTTGCTATAGACCTTAAAAACGCTTACGGAGCTAAAGTTATTGCCGAAGATAATGACCACGAAATATCTATGGCACGTGGTGAATTAGAAGCTATTGCTGATAAAGCTCTTAAACTTTCTACTATGTTGAAAACTAAATCAGACGCTGACCAATTAGAAGCATGGGTACAATCTAAAATTACAAAGGCAAAAGACTATGTAAATTCAGTTGCCGATTATATGGAATACAATCCAGATATGAACGAAAAGTTTACAATGAAAGATTATAAAAAGAATGAAAACGATAACGAACATTCTTTAAATGCATTAGAACTTGTAAAAGCATTTGGTACACCAGCAGATAAAAAAGAAATGCAAGGTATCTATGATAGACATATGAAAAGAGGTCATATCGGACAAGTAGATTACGCAAAAAGAAATCAAATACACAACAAATATATCAGTAAACTAAAAGAAGAAATTGATATGTTACCTGAAAACTTTTCAGACGCACAAGTTGGTGTATTAAAGAAAGCATATGCTCCTTTAAAAGGTAAAAGAATATCAGTAGATCAAGCTCATAAACTTATGGGTATCTTAGATAAGTTTGATAGTAATAAAAATGCATTAGAAAAATTAGCAAAAGCAGGTATACCTTTTGTATCTGATTTAGCAGTAAGTAGATTAATTTCTAAACACAAATACAGAGCAGATCAGTTAAAAAATTTAAAAGAAGAAGACAGCGAAACTGAAAGATTAAAACAAGAACTTGAAAAGAAAGACGATCAGATTAACTTGTTAAAACAAAAGGCAGTAAATGATAAAGCAAAATCAACTCAGGCTGCAACACAAAAGATGGTCAATCCAGAAACAGGAGAACCATTATTACAAGTGGGTATTGCATACAAACATCTAAGAGATAAGATGGCAAAAGAAAAAGCTGCTGAAGCTAATAGAGAAAAAGAAACTAAAATTAAATTTAATAATGCAAAAAGAAATGCATTAAAAACTTTCTCAAAAGAAGAAAATCAATTAGATGAATCTGATATGATGGATAAGGCAAGATCAATGGGTCTTACATATATGAGTTTTGGACGTTGGGGAAAAGATGGTAAAGTAACTCACAAAAATATTAGTGGTAACTTAACAGCAGTTGATAGTAAGGGCGACCCGAAAGAACCTGTTGATACAAAATCAAAAGATGAACCTAAATCATCTGAAAAACCAAAACAAGCTAAAACGGCATATGGTTTTGATAAACAAGAAATAGAAGATGATATTGCTGATATGGTTACAGACCATATGATTAATGTAGAAATTGATGATGACGGTTCAATTGGTATGGTAAAAGAATATGAACCATCACAAGACTATGACGCTGAACAAGATATGAAAAATATTATATCATATCTAAAAGATAAAAATGTTGATCCTTCAGACGTTCAGTTTGGTATTGACGGTAGCGAAGAAGAAGGATATTTACAATTAGATGTATTAATAATGCCAAAAGGTCAAGGTAAGGCGACAGGCCAAGACGCCACAGCCGAACAAGTTGAACAAATGGTTGAATATACTACACAACAAATCAAAATGGCATATGGTGTTGCAAACGATAAGAGATACAAAGGTGGTAACTACTCAGGCGCTGTTAAGGCAATTGAGAAGATTGCAAAAGGTTTATCAAATCATCCTGATGTTATGAAAGTTTTAAAAAGAACAAATGAAAATATTGAAGAAATGGCTAAAGATGACGCATATGCAATCGGAATGTCAGCCGCTAAGAAAAAATATAATGATGAACCACCTTTAGACAAAAAAACAATTAAGAAGGGGCATGAAATTGCTGACAAAATAATGAAGAAAGAATATAAAACATTAAGAGCTGAGGGTAAAATGTCAGACATAGACGCCCTTCAAAAACAAGGAAAAGGTGCTGAAGAGATTGCAAAATTAATGAAGTTACCTGTAAAAACAGTAAAACAAATTTTAGGTGAGTATTCTGGTTATGTTGATATCAGAGGTAGATTATCAAACACACAACTAGATAACATCAAAAAAACATGGGCAAAAAAATCATATAAAGATGTAACTAAAGGGTTACGAGATATGATGAAAGACATGGATCCTGGTTCTAAAGCTGCAATCAGAGCAAAGAATATAAACGTACTTTCAAAATTAGTAGATGAAAATAAAAATCATCCTGCTAAAGAAGTGTACGAAAGTATTACAGCAGTTAAGAACAAGGCAGAAAAAACTGGAATGCCATATAGTATTCTTAAAAAAGTTTATGATAGAGGCATGGCTGCTTGGAGAGGTGGACACCGACCAGGTGCAACACAAGTCCAATGGGCACTTGCTAGAGTAAATTCATTTGTAACAAAATCCTCTGGAACATGGGGTGGCGCTGACAAAGATTTAGCGAAACAAGTTAGAGGGAAATAACATGACAAAATATTTAAAATCAAAACCAGGTTCTATAGAAGAACTTGTTGGTAATATGAACAATATTCAGGATAATTCTGAATATCAAAAAATGTTTAAAAAAGAATTAGACAAAGCTGGTAAAGGTATTGGTGGAATGACACCTGCTGAAAAAAAGGCATTCTTTAATAAGATTGATAGTAAACACACAGCAAAGAACGAAGACTTAGATACGAAAGACGAACCTAAGGTAAAAGATATTGCTAAACAATTAAAGAAAGCTGTACAGGCACACGGTCAACAGGCAAAAGATTTAGAGAAAGCAATTAAATCAGAAGCAAAGGTTGATGAGTTAACTGCTGGTCAAAAGAAATTACCACCTGCTTTACAAAAGGCTATTAAAGATAAAGAAGATAAAAAAGAAATGGTCAAAGAAGAATTACAAGTATTAAACAATGGTTACAAAGTAGTGCCAGAAACTTATAATTCAAAACAAGAGGCAGACTTTAGAGCAGACGCAGAAACTAAATTAACTGGTGATGTTTACGAATCATACCAATCACCAAAAAGACCAGATAGTTTTCATGTAAGAAAAGTAGAAGACGGCACAGTATTAGAAGAAAGCGCTTCAGCACATTCAGACGATATCAATGATAAGAAGATCGAAGCTGGTAAAAAAGGTGAGAAAAAAGTAGTTGATCCTATGCCAAAAATGACACAAGAAGCTGCTGAAAACAACAACTTATACAAGAAAATATACAGTATTTGGTCAGAGGCTGCGACAGAAAAGACTAAAAAAGAAGATAAAAAAGACAAAAAAAC